CAACAGCTGCTGGTACCCAAGGACAATTTTTAAGAGCTGGTTCTGGTGGAACACCTGGATTTGAAACAGTAAGTGCACTTAATCCAGCTGGTTCTATTATTATGTATGGTGCAGCAACACCACCCACAGGGTATTTATTATGTGATGGTTCAGCTGTATCAAGATCAACTTATGCAGATTTATTTTCTGCTATTAGTACAACTTATGGAGCTGGAGATGGCGCAACGACTTTTGGTGTACCAAACTTACAATCAAGATTCCCAATCGGTTATGATGGTGGATCTTCATATAACTTAGCAGGGACTGGCGGAGCTACATCAGCTTCTTATACACCATCGGGCACAAATGCTGGAACGGCGTTAACAGAAGCACAATTACCAGCGCACACTCACGACTCTTGGGGAACAGGTTTTCCTTCAGGGTCATGGACAGGTGGTACTGGAACAACTCAGACAGCAGTTAACCAAGCATCAGGTTCAACAGCTTCGGGTTCAACTTTAAGAACATTATCAACTGGATCAGGTTCAACACACACTCACACGTTTACGGGAAATGCAGCAAGTATCGCTACATTATCTCCTTATCTAGTTGTTAACTATATAATTAAGACGTAGGAGATTTTAATGGCGCTAACCGCAATCAAATTAGCACCCGGAATAGACAAACAATTAACTGAGACAGGAGCCGATGGTAAATGGGTTGACTGTGATATGGTTAGATTTAGATATGGTCTTCCAGAAAAAATTGGCGGTTGGACACAGGTGGGAACAAATGCTTTAATAGGTGCACCTAGAGCACAACAAACTTTTTTATCATTAGAGTCAGAAAAATTTGATTCAATAGCTACAAATAAAAAACAATATATATTTCAAGAAACTGATACTACTTTCTATGATGTAAGTGCTCAAAGATATGGAGATTATGGACATACAGGTTCAGCTCAAGCTTTAACTTCTGCTTTTAGTACGACAGATACAGAAACCAGCGTTACCGTACACTGGACCGCGAATGGTGCAGTAGCAGGAGACTTTGTAACTTTTGCTAGTGTAACAGCTCCTTCAGGATCAGGTTATAGTAATAGTGATTTTGAAAAAGAATTTGAAATACAAACGGTTGCTACTAATAGTTTTACCATTGAAATGGCTAGTGCAGCAACAGCGACAGTAGCTACAAATGGTTCAGCTACAGCGACAATTCAATTAAATACTGGTGATGCAACATCTGTATTAGGTTTTGGATGGAGTGCTGGAACATGGAGTCAATCAACATGGGGTACAGCTAGACCAAGTACAGTAGATATTGATGCAGCTAACTGGACTTTAGATTTATATGGAGAAGATATTATTGCAACACAATTTAATGGTGGAACTTATATTTGGGATACAAGTGCATACAAATCAAGCATGTTACCAATGATTAATTTAATTGATTACGATTTATCTGTAGCTGCCCCTTATTTTACAAGAGATAAAAACACGGCAACTATGCCACATAAAAGTTTATTTAGTTTAATTTCAACACCAGACAGACACTTAGTTATGTTTGGAGCTTCTGATGTAGGATCAGATTCTAATCAAGATCCTATGATGGTTAAATTTTCTAACCAAGAAGACATTACAGAGTTTACCCCTAAGTCAACAAACACTGCGGGGTTTCAAAGATTATCCGATGGATCAGAAATAAGAGCTGCGGTTCGTTCAAGAGGACAAATTCTGATTTGGACAGACACTTCATTGCATTCCATGCAATTTATTGGACCTCCATTTACTTTCGGATTCAAGCAACAAGGTAGACAGTGCGGATGCGTTGGGCAGCATGCGGCAGTAGATGTGGATGGTGTAGCTTATTGGATGGGTTCCTCAGGTGGATTTTTAATGTATGACGGATCTGTTCAAACCATCCCATGTACAGTAGAAGACTATGTATTTAATGATATCAGATTGGTACCAGAAATATATACTGCTGTTAATGATGAGTTCAATGAGATTAGTTGGTTCTATCCTAGTTCTGGTTCTAATGTAATAGATAGAGTAGTAACTTATAATCACTTAGATAAAGTATGGTCAGTTGGAACTTTATCAAGAACTACATGGGCAGACAAAGGAGTCTTTGCTAAACCTTATGCTACAGAATATAATCAAACTTCTACAGCTACAGCCACTCCAACAGTTCAAGGAGTAACTTCTGGAAGAGGTTTTTTATATGCACAAGAAACAGGAAACAATGCTAATGGAACTGCGTTGCCAGCTAACCTTACATCAGGAGATTTTTATTTAGATGCAGGAGAAGATTTAGTTTCTATTTCAAGATTTATTCCTGACTTTAAAAATTTGGATGGTACAGTTAATGTAACTTTACAATTAACTAATTATCCAGCTACAGCAAAAGTAGGAAGTCCTTTAGGACCTTTTGCTATTACAAGTTCAACAACTAAAAGAGATTGTAGAGCACGGGCAAGACAAGTAGCTTTATATATTGCAAGTGACGCGCTTAATGATTCATGGAGATTCGGAACATTTAGAGCTGACCTTCAGAAAGCGGGAAGACGTTAATGCCTTTTAAATCAGAAAAACAAAGAAGATACTTATGGGCTAACGAACCAAAGATTGCTAGAGAATGGACTGATCGTTATGGTGCTGCGGATGGTGGTATTATGAGATTAAATTTTGCTTCAGGAATTAATCCTGAAATGCAAAAAATCATAGCTACACTTAGAGAAAACAATCCTGGTAAATATGATAAATTTACTGATCAAGAATTAGCTGAAAACTTTGCGTCTATTACTGCCACTGGTTTTAATGATGATGTAGTTATAGATGTAGAGGATGTACAAAATATAGATGATTTTGAAGCGTATCCTGAAGGAGATGCTAGTGAATATAAACAAAGTTTCCTTACCCAACTTAAAAACGCTGCAAATAAATATACAAATCCTATTAAAAACGCAGTAACTTCAGGTCTGGGCGCTATGATGAATGTTCCTGGATTAGGTTTTGTATTGAATGCTTTCAATAGACCTGAGTATCCTTCAGATGCAATGAGCAAAAGTTTTGCGGTAGAAAATTATGGAGATCCCTACAATTATAATATGGGATCAGGAAATTTAACAGGAAAAGATCCTTTTGGTATTAATACTGTTTCTATGTTTGGTAATTATCCAGCTTACTATGATCAATATGTAAGAGATTATGAAGCTGGTAAATATAGTCCAAAAAGTCAATTTGCAAAAGATAAATATGCACATGGGTTAGATGTAGTTAGCAAAAATAAAGAGAGGATAGCAAAAGATTTTGCTAATACAGATGCAGAAGATCATGGATCACCTCCAAACAAAGTGAATACTGTACATGGCCCACATAAATATCATAACGATGGGGGGAATCAAAATATAGGGTCTACTCAACATGGGTCAAGTGGAATGACAAAAGATCAACACTCAGCATTTAGATATGCTAAGGGTGGAAGTGTTAAAAGAAAACTATATGGTAAAGGAGGCATTGTAGAATTATAATGGCCCAGAAAATAGTTAGACTCGGATTTCCAAAAGCTAAGCCTCAATATACATCGGCTCAGCTAGATCAATTAGTGGATACACTAGAGCAGTTAGTACAACAATTAAACACTACTTTCTCTAATCAAATACCAGAGAATAATAGTGAACAACAAGCGTGGTTTTTTAAATAATGGCTAATACTTATAAAAATAATATCGTAACGATAACAGCTACTGGCTCTGATGAGGTGATTTATACCTGTCCTTCAGATGCTACAGCTATTGTGAATACTATATTCGTGTATAATGGAGCAGCTGGAACAGCTGATTTCACTATAACTTTACACGATACTTCGGCGTCTAGTTCGTCTAAAATATACTTCAAATCTTCCCTAGGTGTAGCTGCTACAGATACAATTTTAGGGGCTGGAAATGTTGTGGTTTTAGAAGATTCTGATATATTAAAAATCAACACAACAGTACAACCAATTGACGTCACGGTAAGTGTACTGCAGATTACAAGGTAATATGAGCGAAGAATACGTAATGATAGACGGAAAAAAGGTACCAGTGTTACCAGCTAAATCTGTGGTAACTATAAAAAATAAAAGAACTGGTGCAACTTATAATGATAAGGCTCATTTTGATTCGGACGTAGCGAATCCAGAAACAGATACAACTGATGATGACTTCAGACAAGATGTAGCTATCACAGTTGCGGAAATAGTAGTTAAGGAATAATATGCAAAGTATCAACATGCCACAATCAGCACTCATTGCAGGAATGCAACAAGGTATGAACTACAGCCAACCAGCTGGAGGAGTTATGCAACAAGGATTTAGAGGAGGAGGACTTGCATCTCTTCGTAGAGGTTATATGGGTGGTGGATCTATTGGTGGTGGAATTATTCATGGTACTCCAATGGGGAGTAGAACTGGATATTGGAATCCGTTTAAAGCAGCAAAGAAAGCTGCTAAAAAAGTTTTTAAACCTGTTAAAAAATTAGCACAAAAATTAGTACCAAAAGAATTAGCTCCGGCTATGACTTGGGCTGCACCTTTCATGGGTCCTATTGCAGGTCCATTAATGGGTGGTCTTGGTTCATTAAAAATGCATGGCAAACTTGATCCACGGATCATGTTGGCTGCAACATTACCACACATGAGATTTGGTAATCCATTACAAGGTGGTATGGGCTATGGAGAATGGGGAGGTGGTTCATCTCTTAGAAATATTTTAACTGGAAAAGGTGTGGGAACTCACGAAGGAATTTTAAATAAATTTGGAAACATGGGAACTAAGTTAGATGAAACTTTATTTGGAAAAGCACCTGGAATTGAAAGAAGCATGAGCCAGGATGGTTTAAGAACAAAAGTTATTCCAGCTAAAAAAGGTTTATTAATGAATCTTGAAGGAGGAGCTTTAGATAAAGGTTCAGGAGGAATAGGAGAAATATTTGAAACTTTAACTGAGTCACGTGGTGGTGGTCTTAAAGGAAAAGCGGAAGTTATTGGAGCGGTTCTAACTGCATCTAGTACTTACGCTGAAGCATTAGAATTAGCAAACCAAATTGGTGTTGGAGATGCAATGCCGGGAACTGAACAAGAATATATGGCATGGAAAAAAAGAATTGATGAAGGAACTGAAAATTTCTGGGAAGGAACTCAAGCAGAAAATTTTAGAACTGGTGGAAGAGTAGGATATGCTTTAGGTAGGGGTCCAGCTGGAAGAATGATGGGAGGAACACGAGCACCTTTTGAGATGATAGAAGATGAAGAAGTAGTAGAGATGCCTAACCCAGGTATGGGTCAAGACGTAGTAGAGATGCCTATAATGGCGGATCCTGATAGTGATAGAGGACTAGGAAGTTTAGGACCAGATTATATGGAAGCTGAAAGTGAAGGAATATATGATAAAGGTAAAGGCGGCGATTGGTTTAATGAAATGTTTTTAGAGAGAACTGGTGGTGGCGGAAAAGATTATATGATATCTGATGAAGCTAAGGAACGAGACTTGAATGAAATTATGACGATAGGTCCTAGAGATGATTTAAAAGCTAAAAAAATTGAAGCTGAAAGAATGGATTTTACAGGTAAGTTTAATGACAAGTTAAAGAAACTATTAGATGAAGGTATGGACGATGGAGAAGGTTCACCAAAATATAAAAAATTTAAAAAAATTCAAAAGTTACATACTAAATTAGCTTATGATTTGATGAGAGGTACAAATGAAAGTGGTTTAAATCCTAAAGGATATACCGATATGACACCATGGGATACAGCGTCTAATGTAATTATGAAAAGATTTGATATGAAAAAAGGTGGTAGAGTAGGATATGCTATGGGTAGTACACAGTTCCCACCGCAAAAAAGAACAGGATTAAAATGGGGAAGTGATAACGGTGAAGGTTTAGGTGGCATGGAAGTTGAAGCTGACATGAGATATGAAGGAGGCTTTATGCCTTATGGTGAAGAACCTAAAGCAGATGATGTACCCGCTAGATTAAGCAAAGATGAGTTTGTATTTACAGACGAAGCAGTAGCCGGTGCAGGTGACGGAGATGTTGAAGTTGGAGCAGAACGTCTATATAATGTAATGAAAAATTTAGAACAAGGTGGAAGACTTTCTGAAGAATCAGAAGGAGAGATGGGACAAGGAATAGGAGCAATAGTATAATGGCAGAAACAGTAACACAAATTCAACAACCATGGGCACCAATAGGTGCAGGAATTGAAAAGGCGATTGATCTAGGGACTACAGCCGTTGGTAAAACACCACCAACGTCAGCCTTAGGTTTACCTCAACAAGCAGGACTTGATAAGTTTACACAACAAGCACAAGATTTAGCAGCTAGTCAACTAGGACTGGGTTCTTTTACTAGAGACCCAACTACTGGAGCTGTTACAGATATAGCTGCGGGTACAGGTGTTGCAGGTTATGCACCATACTTAACAGGAGCTGGTTCACAAGTGGGAGCGGCACAATTAACAGGTACTGGAGCAGGAACCGGAGTAGGATCATTAGCTTCTTATATGTCTCCTTATCAATCAGCTGTTAAGACGACAGCATTACAAGAATTTGATGATCAAAGATTAAGAGACCAACAACAACTTCAAGCTGACGCATTACAAGCAGGAGCTTTTGGTGGTGGTAGACATGGTCTAGCTGAATCAGATTTCTTACAACAATCATTAATAGACAGAGCAAGATTAGTATCTGGTCTAGACGCTGATGCATTTGCAGATGCAAGAGCAGCAAGAACAGATGACAGAGATGCGTTAATGGATCTAGCTAAACAACAACAGTTAATGACGTCAGGAGACATTGCACAACTAGGTACACTAGGTCAAGCTGGACAGTTATATGGTCAAGCAGGTTTAGATACAACAGCTCAAGCAAATCAACAACAATGGTCAGAACCAATGAATAGAATAAATTGGTATGCTAATTTACTTGGTGGATTAGGCGGAGGCATAGGACAATCTGCTCCTTATGGAACTACAAGTCCATTGAGTGCAATACAATCACCAGGAATGCAGGCAATTAACACAGGACTCGGTGGTTTAAATGTAATGGACTACTTAAAAGGAATTTGGAATCCAAAATAATATGGCAACAGTTTTAAAAAGACCGATGTTTAGAATAGGAGGCAGTGCTGATGGCACTGGAATTACTTCTGGTTTAAGACGTTATGGTTTTGAAAATGGTACTCCTATTGTTAGTGATCAAGAAATATTAGAAGCTAAGAAAAAAGTTTTTGAACCATCTGATCCTACGTATGGATTCAAGGAATTAATTGCTGATGCATATAGAACATCTAAAGGTGCAGCTACAGGTAAAGATTGGTTAACGAATGCTGCAGACTTAGCTCTTGAAAGAACAGACACTAAAAAAGCAGAAGAAAAAGCATTAGCTGGTAAACAACTAGAGGTGCTTATGGCATTAAATAAACAAAAAACAGATCGTTTACGAGCCACAACTGATCCACAAACGCAAGCACGTATGGGATTATTACAAGATGTTATGGTAAAAATGGATACATGGAGAAAAGAAAATCCAGGTAAAGGAATAAATGACTGGTTACAATCAGGTAATACAATTGAAATAGACGCATCAATGAGAAATGCTAACCCAGCATGGCCCGGTATTACATCAATTATATTAAAAGTAGAAGATATGGTTAAAAATTATGATGCAGGAGCTTACGATGATGACCCATTAACACTTCCTAAAGACCCAGACGAGATAGAAGCTTTTAGAAACCAACAAATACAAAGATTAATAGGAAATTACTTAGGTTTTCAAGGCAATGCGATGGGTGGCAAACCTATAAGAAGAGGATACAATATGGGCATGGGTCCAGCAATGGATCCTACTGTGAATCAACAAGATGTATCTATGACTGAAAATATTCAAACACCTCAAGGTGATATGTCTATGACAGAAAACGTAGACACATTTAGTATGGGACAACAAGCTGGCATGCCTTCACAAACTATGCCATCTGATGATCCATTTGTTTTATTAAGAGCAAGACTACCTGAAGAAATTACTGATGATGTTGTAAGACTAATTGCATATAACCCAGAAGCATTCGCAGACTTCGCTGACATTGAAACTCAAGAAGATGTTATAGCATTTAACAGAAAGTATGGAGTTGAATTAGTTATCAACACTGATGAAATGTCAGGTGCAATAGCATAGGAGGTCTCATGGCATCTCTTTACGAGAAGTACTTTGGCAAAGCCCCACCACTCTCTGGAAAATCTAAATTTGAACAAGAAGCTGACAACCCACCCGCAATTCTTTCTGACGATTACATAAGAAAAGTTCAAAACTTTACACCACAATCTAAAGAAGACATTAGAAGATTTATGCATCTCTTTAGCAGAGATCTTAAACCTCTTGAAATGTATATAGATCAGATGGCGACGGAAGGTCGTTCTGACATTAAAAACTTTACTAAGTTCATGCACCCTGAAGATAAGATGAAGTGGAGTGATTATAATTATCAGGGTAAAAAAGTTTACGATATGACCTATCGTAAAAATACTAAAAAAGGACAAGATACACAAAAAGAATTTCTTCAAAGTGGATGGTTACAATTACCGATAGGAGTAAGTACAGGAGCCTACAATACCGTAGCAGGGATCGCGGAACTTGGAGCTGCATTATCAGATCTAACATTAGACACAGATGTATTGTCGGTAGTGGAAAAAGCTCTACCAGCTGCAGACTTAATGGATGTCTATGGAGACAAAGCTGGGTCAGTAGCTAAGTTTACATCTATTCTAGTTCAATATGGTTTAGGTTGGGGTATAGCTAGAAAAATAGCACAGAAAGTTATTGGTAAATTAGCTAAAAGAAAACTTGCACAAAGAACTGCAGGTGCTTTAGAAAAAGTTAAAATTCCTTCTCTTACAGGAACTAAAACTGGAATGGACATTGCAAGGTTCGGTGGCTACTGGGTATTACCAGCAGCTGTTGGTGATGCGATGGTATCTACTCAAGCTAATGAAACAATGGGAGATATATTTGGGAAGACAGAAGAGGAAGGTGGAAATAAATTACAACAACTATTAATGAATTCAAAATCTGAAAGTCTTGAAGGATTAGTAGGTAAAGAAAGAGCAGCTGCAATTCTTAGAAACAAATTAAAATTTGGAGCTGAAGGTACAGCTTTAGTTGGTGGTATAACATTGGTTGGACCATCATTAAAACTTGTTGCTAAAACTACTGGAAAAGTATTAGCGGGACAAAAGCTACCTAAGTCTTTACAGATGGGACCTATTACAAAAATCCCTGGCTTAGCTGACATGACATTAGGTCTAGGTAGTAAAATTTTATCTGCTCAAACTAAAGGTGGTATTGGAATACCAGGTCTATTTAGATTAGCTAAGAAAGGATGGACTAAAGGTATGACTAAACTAGGTATACCTAAAAGAGAATACTGGAAATTTTCTGACATGAATACATTTAGAAGATGGTTTGATGACTGGATAGTAGCACCTCTTAATCCTAACTGGAAATTTGATAAGGGTTCTGCAACAGCTATGAGAATACAACAAAACATGGTTAGAAAAGTTAAAAAGAATTTTGATATATGGCAACGACAAATGGATAAAGCCATGTATGGTCTCGTTAAAGCTGGATTTAGTGACATAGCATTTAACAGTAGAACATCAGTTGCTGCAATGAGTTACTGGGATGATGTTATTAAAGTTTTAAAAGGACAAATGAAAATAGATAAGCTTCCTAAATCTTTAAGAACAGGAACACGAGCAATCAGACAAATGATTGATGAACAAACTGAAGCTTTACAACCTATCATTAGAGACTTAGATGTAAGAGAAGAAATGACTAGAAACATAGGAAAATATTTACATACTAGTTATGAAATCTTTAAGAACTCTAAATGGAGAGCATCTAAAGAAGCAGTGGACGAAGGTATTAAATACTTTATGAATCTACTAAGACAAAGTGATCCTCTATATAAAAATGCAAGAAAAGGAAGTGAAGCTTATAAAAGATTAGTTGCTGATGCAACAGAAAAAGTAAACTCTATACTTGCAATTGGTAGAAGAGAAGGAACTACTCCAGGCATGAGATTAAAAGAGATCATGAATGAAGCTGCAGCTATTAAAGTACCAGCTAATATATTTAAAGATGTTAAAAATATTCCAGATGAAATAGCAAACCTATTAGGTAAAGTAAGAGATCCAAAAAGTATTATATTAGATACGTTAGTTGAACAAGCACATACTATACATTCTTTTAATGCTTATAGAGAATTAGCTCGTCAAGGAATAGGTAAATGGATATTTAGAAATAGAAATGAATACTTAGATTTTATAGCTAAGAATAATATTGTTAACCCAAGAACATTAAAAGAAATAACTGTCAAAAAACCATACAACATGGACCTAGAAGGTATCTTTAAAAATAAAGATGGGTCTAACATGTTGGCTGCTCCTGAAATGGTTAAAGCAATTAGTGATCAAACATTATTAATTGATCAAGTATTAAAACTTCCTTTCTATAAAAGTTTATTAGCTATTAAAGCTGCAACACAAATTAATAAAACTGTTCTTTCATTAATGACTCAGATGAGAAACATAACAACAGCTAGTTCATTTGCTATGGCTAATGGCCACGTAGGTTCAGGTGCATCAGTAGCAGATAACTTTGAAATGTTATGGAAAGAAATGGTAGGTAAGACAGATAATCCTGAAGCATTAAGAAAAATATTAGATGAAGCTTTAGAAATGGGAGCGCTGGATAACTCTACGATCGCAAGAGAGTTAGAAGATTTAATTCCAGAGTTAATTGGCTCAAGTAAAGTACCTAACATAAAAGAGACAGCTAAAAATGTTATTAAAAAAATAAGAAAAGGAGACGCAACAGACATAGGAGTAGATGATGTTGTAGGTAAAACTGTAAGTGATTGGAAAGGTGTAGGTCCAGCTTCTGATGAAATCTTTGAAAGGTTATTAACTAACAAAGGAGCTATTGGAAAGTTAGTTCAAAAATCTATTGAAGCATATCAATTAGGTGATAACGTTTGGAAATTGTTTGGCTATCAATTTACTAAATCACAATTAAAACCTGCGTTTAAAACTTTAGATGATGTTAAAAAATATTTTAAAGAAGTAGAAGGGTTTGAATGGAACCCACTTAAATCTGGATCATTAACTGCTGGAAAACATGGACAAAATTTAAAGACGCTTGACGATGCTATTAAAGAAGTATCTGGTTTAATAATAAGAGATACTTATCCTAACTATTCAATGGTACCAAGAGCTGTACAAACTATAAGAAAGATTCCTTTCTTTGGAAACTTCGTAGGTTTCACATCAGAAATGTGGAGAAATTCTTATCAAATATTAAGAAGAGGTACAGCAGAAATGGCATCAAGCAACCCATACATTAGACAGATGGGTGCAAGAAGATTAATGGGATACATGGGAACAGTTGGAACTTTAGTTCCTGTTGCATACGAAACAGCATTGATGATGACAGGTGTTCCAAAAGAAATAATAGAAGCTTACAAGGCAAGATTTTCACCAGAGTTCCAAAAAGGACACACATTAATTCCTTTATCAAAACAAGATGAAAAAACTAAAAAAATTAAATTTGTAGATGCAGATACTTTAATGCCTTATTCAGATGTTATAGTTCCTTTTAAAATGTTTTTAGATAATTGGAATGCTGGAAAGAAAACAGATCAATCTACTTTAGGTTTGTTTGCAGACTCTATGATTCAATCAGTCATGAAAGGTATACAACCTTTTATTACTAAAGCTATTTGGTATGAAACTATGCAGGAAGTAACACCAAATAAAAATGGACAAGCAAAAACTAAGAACGGATCGTTAGTTGCTGACTGGCAAAACGATGTAGATCCATTTAGTAGAACTCTTTATCATATCTATTCTAAAATGTTACCAACTACATTAAAGAGTGGTGAAAAAATCTGGAGAGCATTTGAAGGACAAATAAGTAAGAGTGCAGTAGAATTTGATCCTATGGATGAAGTAGCAGCTACGATAGCTGGGTTTAGAATGGGAGAGATAGATGCATTTAAATCTATGAAATATAAAGTAGGCCAAATTTCTGCAGAACTTGCTAATGCAAGGAAAGTATTTATTAATAGATCAATAGGTGCTAATAGTTTAATGTCTGACTTTGGAAAAATAGAACAAGGACTACCTCCTACAAATGTTAATACTAATTTTCTTAGATATCAAAAAAATAGATATAGAATTTGGTCCGAAGCATGGAAAGACATTGAAGCTTTAAGAACTATAGGTTATTCTGAATGGCAAATTAGAGAAATGTTAGAAGGAAGAAGAGCTTTCTCTAAAGACGAGGTCAAAATGTTAATGCTAGGTAGATTTGAACCTGCTAAGATACCAAAAATTAATTTAATGAATGAGAATGGATTCTCTGCTATGATAAAAAATATTAATAGAGAAAAAGGAACCTACTATACTCCTAATCAATTTTATAATATTAATGATCTTAATGATATCTATCAAGCATGGAGAGCAGTGCCATTAGGACAAGACCCTACATTAATTGAACAAGAAATTAATGTTCCATTTGATGTTAGAGGAGAAGAAATTAAAGAAGATGTTTTAGATTACGAAGACATTATTAAAGATCAAAATGAATCAATGGAAGAAAAAATAAAAGAAGACGCGGAAGGCTATGAAAAATCAATTAAAGACCAACAGTCAAAAACCACAGCGCCAATAGGTACGCCACCATTGGAAACTGAAATTTTCACCGCGTCGCGCGAATATCCTACTATTTCTGGGAGTCAAGTAAATCAACAAACAGGCTTAACTGGTACTCAGGAAGCTTTATTAAGTCCTACTGAAAAATTAATAGCACAAAGACAAAATCAAGGATTAGGGAGTTTAGCGTGAAACATCCAAAAACCACAGGTGAGCACATAGTTGCTTTATATGGTCATATAAAAGGACTAAAAACAGCTATAAATACTATAAAAACCAACGATTTAAGGCATATTCACAAGGATATTGAGGGTTTACATACGAAGAGTGATCGGTTATTATTCTACATTATAGGAGGTTTAGCCTCTACGGTGGGAATCATTGTGGGAGTGCTTTTCAAATTATTATGAAATTAAGTAAGAACTTCAGCCTGGCTGAGCTGACAAAAAGTCAAACAGCCACTAGGATGGGTCTAGATAATAACCCTAATGAGGATGAGCAGGAGAACCTGAGATTGCTCTGTGAGAGGGTCCTACAGCCCGTTAGAGACCATTTTAACCACGTAGTGACCATTACAAGCGGCTATCGTAGTGAAATTTTGTCAAATAAGATAGGTAGTTCAAGCAAAAGTCAACATTGCAAGGGAGAAGCGGCGGATTTTGAGATATTTGGTACCCCTAATAATGAGGTATCTGACTGGATCAAAGAAAACCTTATGTTTGACCAGCTAATCCTTGAATTCTACGAACCTGGACAACCAAATTCAGGGTGGGTACACGTGAGCTATAAGAAAGACATCAATTTAAACAGAAAAGAATACTTAATGGCCATCAAAGTTGATGGAAAAACCCAATATAAACCAATACTGGGCTTATCTACGGATAGATACGTCAAGTAAAAGGAGGACTATATGTTTTCAAACATGATGAGATGGGTAGATCTTAAAAGAGAAAAATTCTGTTGTACTTTTTTTAATAAGTACCAAGGATTAATCTTATTTATTATGCTACTTGTAATTTATTTAAAATAGAATATATTAGAGATTGGGTGCTTTAGGAGGCCCATTTATTAATCGTCTAAACAAGGAGGTTAAATGACCAATCTAATAAATCTAAAATATTTCCTAAAAAATAACGCAATCGGGTTCGAAAGTTTTTTCGATAGATTCGAACGTTTGCCTGAAATAAACTCTGGCTTTCCACATTATAATATAAAGAAAGCGGGACAAGATAAGTACGTCTTGGAAATGGCTGTAGCTGGTTATAAAAAATCAGATATAGATGTCCAGGTTCAAGATGGAGTTTTATCTATCAAAGGCAAATCGACGGAAGATGAAGAAGATTTTGTTCACAGAGGCATAGCAAAGCGTGCCTTTAGTAAACAACTTCAATTGTCTGAATACGTGGAATGTAAAGGTGCGAAACTCGAAGATGGTATGTTGAAAGTGGAATTATTCTATAATCCACCGGAAAACAAAAAAGCGAAAGTTATAAAGATAGGTTAAATCCAATCTTTTAATTCTTCACCCATCACTTCGGATGCAATATTGATTTTTTTGCGGAGAGCTTTAACGATTCTATTATCGACTGTGTCTTCCGCAATTAAATCAATATAAGTAACTGGTTTTGTTTGACCTATTCTATGTATTCTATCTTGTGATTGTAATCGTTTCTCTAAATCATAACCATTAGAATAATAGATCATGTTCGATGCTGCGGTAAGCGTGATTCCATAACCACCAGTAGCTGGTGTACCTACAAAGTATTTAACTTCATCATCGTTTTGAAATTTTTCTATATTATTTTGTCTAATTTCTTTAGGAGTTAACCCATAATAATCAACCACTGATCCCGGACCATGGACCTTTTGAATTTCCTTTATTATTTTTTTAACGTCATATTGATAGTGAGCCCATATAACAACTTTGCCTTCTATCTCTTCTAATACATCCATTAATTCATCTACTCTATTATTCTTTATATCTTGCATAGTACCATCATCAGCTGTGAAATGACCACATGTAATTTGTTGTAATCTCATAATTTGTGTTAATGCTGTTTTAGTAGTGACTGCTTTACCATTAAAAATAGCAAGAGCCATTTTTTTCATTTGAGCATATACTTCTTTTTGTTCTTTAGTTAACTCAACAGTTCGTTTCATAAATGTTTTTTCAGGAAGATCTAAACAATGTTCTTTTAATACTCTATAGGAAAAAGGTTTAAGTTTTTCAGCAAGTTCATCAAGATGTCGAAATCTTGCCACAATTTGAACACTTCTTCCATAAAAATTAGCTGTTTTCATTTCAGCATATCTATTTCTAAATGCATAATAAGAAGCAAAATCTAAACAGAAAGGATCTAAAAATTCACATTGACTATATAAATCTAATGGGTTTTTAGTAACTGGAGAACCTGTCATGATTCTTCTATACTTAGCTAGTTTAGAAAGTCTTAAAATATTTTTAGTTCTTTTTGCTTTAGGATTTTTAATAGTAGTACTTTCATCAATAGCCATTAAAGTTCTATGTGAAGATAAAAATTTAGTTGCAAAGTCTACACCTTTTTGAGTACTTAAAGCTTCTACATTCATAATTAAAATATGCAAAGCTGTTTCTATTTCAAATAAAGATTTTAATTTTTCTTGTTGTTTTTTAGAAATATTTGGTTGCCATAAAATAGTCACATTTTCGACATGATTGACTAAATGTGTTGGTAATTCTTGCTCATACCAGGTCCCTACTACACCTTTTGGTGCTATAATTAAGGCACCATCAATTTTTCCTTTGTCATAAAGCATAGACATATTATCTATAAGAACTTTTGTTTTTCCAGTTCCCATTTCCATAAAATATGCATAGACTTCTTTATTCCAAGAAATCTCAAGAGCATCAAGCTGATGCTGATACGGTTTTGTTTTAAATTTATAATTCATAAATTTTTCTTTCTATGACTTGACATTATATTAAAAAAATATATAAGTCAATACCATGAAAGAAGAAAATTTTTCAACTGTTTATGTAATACAGGAAATTTCCGGATCAAAAGCTGGCGCTCCTAAAATAAATATTATAGGTGCACAGAAATATGGTAACTTTAAATTTGTACTTCCAGAATTTTCTCAAATGATTTTTTCACCTGGTCCATTAATTTTTAAATTAAGACAAGGTTTAAAAAATTTTAATAATAAAGATTATTTATTATTAACAGGAGATCCAGCAATCATCGGGGTTGCATGTTCAATTGTTAGTGATATAACAGGAGGAAAATATAAACTTTTAAAATGGGATAAACAAGAAAGACAATATTATCCAATTGAAATTAACTTATACGAAAAAGGAGAGATAGAATAATGGCAATAGATTTTGAAAAAGATCAAGAAGAAGTTCTAACAAGAACTACAGAAATAAAATCTTTATCAGAACAAGTCCTAAAACTTAGGGACTTGGAAGCAGAAGTAAAGTCTGATGAAGAAAGAATAAAGACAAAACAAAAAGAGATCGCAAGAATTTCAGAAGATGTAATTCCCACAATGTTATCAGAAATGGGATTATCTCAATTGAAGTTAGCTGATGGATCATCAGTTGACGTTAAACCTTTCTATAGCGCAAGTATCTCTGTTGCAAACAGAGAGAAAGCATATAAATGGCTTCGGGACAATGGCCTAGGTGACATCATTAAAAATGATGTGACCGTTTCCTTTGGACGTAACGAAGATAACAAGGCGGTAGATTATGCTAACCTTGCAAAAAGTCACGGGTTCGAACCGACACAAAAGTTGAAGGTAGAGCCCATGACTTTAAAAGCGCTAGTCCGTGAGCGTATTGAGGCAGGTCAAGAAATGCCAATGGACATTTTCAACGTGTACGTAGGAAACCGTACCAAATTAACAAAGAAACAATAACTATGAACAACGAAGCAAAAAACGAGCAAAATGCGGTTATCCCAAAGATAAACGCTAAGCTTCCATCAGCTACATTATTTGAAGATGATGCGAACGCTGGCTTTCAGTCAATGTCGCAAGAAGACCTTGCGTTACCATTTCTGAAAGTTTTAGGTCAGCTGTCTCCAGAGGTTAATACGAGACATGCTAAATATATCAAGGACGCAGCTCCTGGTATGATCTTAAACACTGTCACAAATGAACTTTATGATGGTGCAAAAGGTATCCAAGTCATTCCGTGTTTTTATAAAAGAGAATACGTGGAATGGAAGGATAGAGGAGAAAGTATGGGCGCACCAGTAGCAGTACATGCTGTGGATTCTGAGGCAGTAGCATCAGCTAAAAGAGATGCTATGAATAAAGATAGATTACCTAATGGTAATTATATCGAGAATACCGCAAGTCATTTTGTAATGTTACTCGGCGACAATCCTAGCACAGCATTGATTACCATGAAGGCTACTCAATTAAAGACTAGTCGTAAATGGAATACAATGATGATGGGTATCAAACTACAGGGTAAAACTGGTTTATTTACTCCGCCAACATATAGTCATGTATATAAATTGACTACTGTTCAACAGTCTAACGACAAAGGAACATGGTTTGGCTGGGACGTAGATAAAGTAGGTCCTGTCAAAGATAGAGCGATCTATGATCAAGCTAAAGGTTTTTCTTTGAGTATATCAAAGGGAACTGTAAAAGCTAAACATGGATCCGATTCTGTTAACTCGGAGTCAACTCCTTATTAAGCAATTCCTAAGGGAATAAGTTGCAACAAGAGGCGTTGAAGCGAGAGTGGAGACGCCTCTACTTAAAGTTATGACAGAATTTGAAAAGATATTTGATGGATTAAAGAGGGCTCATGGCTGTACCTACATTAACACTGCTCCAGCAAATGGAGAAAAGTTAAAAGGGAAATCTTTTGTTAAAAGAGAACCAGTTACATCGAGTCATTACGAAAATCATTTAAAAGGTGTAGAACCTACACTTGGTATTATCCCTATCAACGATAACAATCAATGTATATGGGGATGTATTGATGTAGATTCCTATGCAGGTTTTGATCACAAAAAATTATTATCTAAAATTAAAGTTTTAAAATTACCATTAGTAGTATGTAGATCTAAGAGTGGTGGGGCACATATATTTTTATTCTCTCAAAAATTTATTGAAGCTAAAATAATGAGAGATAAGCTTTTAGAGATAAGAGCTATATTAGGATTTGCTAACGCAGAAGTATTTCCAAAACAAATAGAATTAAAATCAGAAGAAGATACAGGAAACTTTTTAAATCTTCCTTACTTCAAAGGAGACAACACAACAAGATATGCTTTCAAAGAAGATGGAAGCGCAGCCAGTTTAGAAGAATTTTATAGAATCATTAATAACGTAAAACAACTAGATGTTGGTTCTATAAAAGTGCAGAGGCCTCAATCAGATTTTTCTGATGGGCCTCCGTGCATAGAAACATTAGCAGCTGAAGGTATTAGAGAAGGTGGAAGAAATGCTTCTTTATTTCATTTTGGAGTCTTTGCTAAAAAGAAATGGAAAGATTGGAAAGAAAAAATTTCCTGGTTTCATAGAGAATATATGGAAGGAGATTTAGATCAGAAAGAAATAGATATAATTAAATCACAAATAGAGAAAAAAGATTGGGGATATAAATGTAAAGATGAACCAATGTGTAGTCATTGTGATAAAACATTATGTAAGAGAAGAAAATATGGAATAGGTGATGCACCAACATTTCCAGAGTTAAGTGATCTTCAAGAAATTCAATTAGAACATCCTTATTATTATTTAAACGTAGATGGTAAAAGATTAAGATTAGATAGTCCAAAACATTTAAGACAACAATCATTATTTGAAGAAGCATGTATAGCAGGAGTAGGAATGCTACCACCAACTTTAAAAACTAAAGATTGGAAACAATTAATAAATGGGTTGTTAGCCGGAAGAGAAGTTATAGATGCACCTGAAGGAATGAAAACAGAAGATCAATTAAGAGAACACTTAGAAGATTATTGTAGTGACAGAAGACAAACAAAAAGAAAAGAAGATATTGAAAGAGGGAATGTTTGGAGTGATGATGACAATCATTACTTTAAATTTAGACATTTCTTTTATGACCACTTACAAAGAAGAAGATGGTCTCATGACTATCAAAAGACTTCAGCATGGATGAAAGAATGGTTTGATGCAAAGATTAAAGTAATAGATGCAAGCGGTAAAAGTATCAAAGTTATGTATGTAAAAAAATTTAATGGTAAAAAAACAGAATTTAAATCACCAGGTTATAAACCTAAGGATCCATATTAATGAGTAGTTTAATTGAAAGTTTTATAGATGTAGGAAGTGGATTGATTCTAGCTATTCTTATTCAATTATATATCTTTCCATTCTTTGGATTATATCCCACTATTTTAGATAGTTTAGGAATTGCATTAATTTTTACAGTAGTATCTATTACAAGATCATGGCTATGGAGATTATTATTTAGGAGATATAGATGACAACAATAGTATTAGGTCCTCCAGGTACAGGCAAGACACACACATTACTTAATAAAGTAGATGATTATTTAAAACAAACTGATCCTGACAAGATAGGTTATTTTGCCTTTACTCAAAAAGCTGCATACGAAGCGAGAGATAGAGCAATGAAAAAATTTAATCTAACTGAAGATGACCTTCCACATTTTAGAACTTTACACTCACTAGCATTTAGAAGACTTGGTTTAAAAAAAGAAAACGTAATGCAACCTTTTCATTATAAAGATTTAGGAGAAAAATTAAAACTTCCTTTATCTGTTCCTGCATGGGAACATGATGAAGGGAATGCTTTCTTTACTTCTAATAGTGAAGAGCTAAGTATAATTGATAAAGCTCGTCACAAAGAAATAACTGTCATGGAACAGTATGATTTAGGTGAGCACACTAAAGAAGTCTCGAGAGAAAAACTTATTATCTTGGACCAGGAAATAAAAAAATATAAAAAAGAATATAGTCTAATAGATTTTCACGACATGATTACAGATTTTGTAAAGAGTGATAAGTGTCCTAAATTTGATGTGACATTTATAGATGAAGCACAAGATTTATCTAAAGTACAATGGCATATGGCTAGAAATATTTGGGATAACACTCAAGATTCTTTTGTTGCAGGCGATGATGACCAAGCAATTTTTAGATGGGCCGGTGCAGATGTAGATAGTTTTATTGCATTGGATGGTAATATAAACCAATTAATTCAATCATTTAGAGTACCAGCTAAGATTCATAAATTAGCGGCCAACATTGTACACCGAATTTCTAAAAGAATCAATAAGAACTGGCTACCTTCTAAAAGAGAAGGTGAAATAAAATGGTATGATAGTTTTGATCAAATAGATTTAAAAGGTGGAAACTGGTTAGTTTTAAGTAGAACAAATCATCAATTAAATGATATAGAAAAAGTTTTATATGAAGATGGAATGTATTTTAAAAATAGAAACAAAAGAAATTATGAAGCAGATTTATATCAAGCAATAACTGATTATGAAAATTTAAGAAAAGGTCAATTAGTTTCATACAAAGCTATAGAAAAAATTTATAGTTATATGACACCTACACATAAAAATAAAAAAGGATTATTAGGTATGGCAAAAGAATCTTTTTATGGTATAGATGCATTAAAGAATAAGCATGGTTTAAAAACTGATAAAGTTTGGTACGAAGCTTTTGATGATGCACCATACAGAAGAGTAGAATATATTAGATCAATGAAGAATCACGGCGAGAAATTAAATCAAGATCCTAGAATTAATCTATCAACAATACACGGAGCTAAAGGTGGCGAGGCAGACAATGTTGTCTTGTTAACTGATCTAACAGAAAACACAATGAAGGGTTATGAAAATAATCCTGATGATGAAGAAAGATTGTTTTATGTTGGAGCAACAAGAACTAAAGAAACACTACACATTGTTAGACCTAAAGATAATTATAAAGGATATAGAGTATGAGTAGCCCCAAATCTATAAAAGGTTCGATAGGAGAACATAAAATGATAGTTGATCTATTAGGTAAAGGTTATCACGTTGCTAAAGCAGTGGACCCACAGTGTCCATTTGATTTAGTAGCTGTCACTCCTACAGGAGAAATTAAATTAATAGATGTAAAGACTCCATCTTATCGTTTAAAAACAAAAGCAACATGGAAAAAAGCTAAGAAAATCAATAGAGTTTTAACTGAAACTCAAAAACAATTAGGAATTGAAATCATGGAAGTTACACAATGAGTGATATATATAAAAAGCAGGTAGGTGGGACTCACTATCAATCTATGGTTATTCAACCATCCGAATTTATAAATAGAAATAATATTCCTTTTGCTGAAGGGAATGCAATTAAATATTTATGTAGACACAAACAGAAAAATCAAAAACAAGATCTATTAAAAGCAAAACATTATATTGATATGGCAATAGATAGAGATTATCCTGAGAGTTCTGGCAAAAATCCCCAAGCAGTAACCAGCGGGATCTCTCAAAAAAATTCATGGGGAATAGTAGATGAGAAATAAAATTTTAATTATACATGCTCAATGGCTAAAAGATAATGGTTATCCATATGAAGATTGTATTGAACAGTCTTATCCTGAAAATGATTTCAGAGATAAAAAAGGTAAAACAAACTTAATCAGAAACAAACAAGGGAGATTTATAACATATGATACAACAACCACTCTTTAA